TTGATGAAAGGAGGCAAGAAATAGAAGAATTAGAAAGAGAAAATGCTGAAATGGTTGCTGATAGACGGCGTGCTGAATTTAGACAAATGATAATGACCCCCGTCAGACCTGTTATGAATGCGGTAAGGGGTGCTTCAGCATCGTTTGACCATACAAGAAGAAATATTTTCTCACCTGCCACAAATAGAGTTTTATCTTCTGCTGCGAATCTATTATCACGTTTTGGAGAAGAAGTCTATAACCCTATACTCCGTCAAAGGATAAGCAGACTAAGAAATATTAGAAATCTTGGACCTGCCGAAGTTTCACGCAATTACCGTCACGCAAATGCCCTTGAGGCAATCCTTAGAGAAAGACAATCGAATCTAGAAGGACAGAGAGGTGGTAAAGGTTCAACCAGAAGAAAGACTCGACGGTCTGCCCGTAAATCTGAGAGAAAGACTCGACGGTCTGCCCGTAAATCTGCTCGTAAATCTGCTCGTAAATCTGCGAGAAAGACTCGACGGTCTGCTCGTAAATCTGAGAGAAAGACTCGACGGTCTGCGAGAAGAGCCCGTAACCGTACCTAAATGTTATCTAATTCATTAAATATACTTATTTTATCCTGTATAATTTCTACATTCACTGTTTCTTTCTTTTTAAGTTTTTTAGGAACTGGTTTTATTTCTTCAACCTTTTCACCTTGTTTTTTTGCTTCAAACATTTTATTCACACTACATTGAACTTCTATAAAAAGTTTAAAGTTATTCCTTAATGGTATAGAAAAATTGATATCGTGTGTTAGATAACCAAAAGCATGAAATAGTAATGGTAAACGAGTATTTCTTTTCCCCAAAGTATAATCCGTTGTATATAATTTATACAGGTAGGATACTTGTCCTCTAACATTTTCATCTCTCGATTTTAATTCTTCGTTGATAATATCCCATATGATCCATATAATATTCGATCTAAATTTTTTATCAACTTCTTTTACATCGCGGTATTCTACATTCCACTGTATTTTTTTCTTTTTATGTTGTGCTTCCCATTTAATTAACCAGAGAATCCAAAAACAACATCTTTCATAACCAAATTGTTTATTCTTTGACATAATAAAAATTTCATTCAATATTATTTTGATTTCATCTGGATCGTTAAATCTCATAATGCTATCTGGTAATATATTCATTCCACCACATAGTCGTTTTTTCATATTTTCATATCTAAAATCTTCTGTAATATTGATTTTTGAATATTTATCGTATTTTTTTGTTTTTAAAGAAGTTGTTAATGTTGTAACAACATCAAAAAAAAGGTTCCTTATCATTTGACTGTTTCTTAAAAGTATATATTTATCCTTATTTTTTGTATCTAAACGTTTTAATTGATTTCTATAAACCAAATCTTTATTATACATATATTGAGGTATCAGTGGATTATTGATATGAACAACTTTTGAAGAATAAATGATTAATTTTTCCCACAAAATATTTGCATAACCTGAAAGTAACGATTCTGTTGTCCAATGACATGCCCCTTCAACCTTTTTTGCTTCGATATTTTTAAATACAGCATTAATTACCTGTGTTTTTTTAAATCCTGAAAAAGTTAAATCTTTAAATTTAGTATAGTCACGAGTATCTCTTATAACATACTTATCTTCCATATCTAATTTATAATAAATAAAAAATCTAAGTTTAAAACATATAATTTTTTATATTTTTATTATATAAAAATGGAACAAATACCTGAAAAAAAAGAATTAAGTGTTAATTTACCGATTACATACATCAAACAAATATATAATATCTTATTAGTCGCAAATAATAGAGCAACATGGCATCCTGATGAATTAATTCCTGTTGGAGCTACTATTAAAGAATTAAAAAATATTTTAGAAAGAAGTAACGTAGAAAAATCAAACAATGATGAACCGATTGAAGAAGAGGATAAACCTAAAGAAGAATAATTTAACAACCTGTACTACCTATACCACCTTCACCTCTTTCTGTTTCACTCAGTTCTTGAACGATATTAAGTTCAATTGGATTATTGAGTGTTGGAGAACATATTTGAAATAATCTTGATCCCGCTTCTACAGTGTAATCTTGATCGGAAATATTATCGACCATACCAATTAAATTACCTCGATATCCTGAATCGATAATACCCACTGAATTTGACATTCGAAGAGGGGTTTTCCCACCCATCGATGAACGTGGGTATAGATAAAATGAAGCAGGGGAACCCTGTATACTTACTTCACAAGAAATAAGATGATCAATTTTAAAACCCATGGATTTTGCCGGAATCGTTACACTACATGGGACAAATAGATCCATACCAGCATCACCTGATACATTACTATATGAATTTTTATACAATTCTTGAAGTTCTTCATTATTTTGTACTTTCATTTTAAGGATCATCTTTTCAAATACCATTTTTTTAATAACTTAATATTATCTTTTTATATACTTTCAAATTTAATAATGATTTTATCCCTCTCAGGTTATATCCCAAATTTAAGAATATAACCGTCACATGATAAATATATTAAATTTATTGTATAATTTATACACTCCTTTTCATACCTCATCCACCGCCGGTTTGATGTTCGGTTTTCATACCTCATCCACCGCCGGTTTGATGTTCGGTTTTCATACCTCATCCACCGCCGGTTTGATGTTCGGTTTTCATACCTCATCCACCGCCGGTTTGACCATCAAAACCATAAAAATTCACATGGGAATATGTATCATATTTTTTCATGAGTCGAGTTAATTTTTTAGTAATGTCTTTTTTACTATATTCTTTTAATTCGAAGGATTGCTTATCTTTGATATATTTTTCATATGTACCTTTATTTATTTCAGAGAGATAAAACTTTTCACCATCCGAAATAACAAAATTATTATTATATCTTATATTTGTTAACTTCATTATAAAAGAATATATATTTTTTTTTTTTATATTTATTATTTATATAAATGTCTGAAGAACCAACTATTTGGGAAAATATTAAAAGTTCAAGAATAGTCATACAATATTTTGTTCTAATGTTAGTTGTTTCTGCAATTAATATGGTATTAAATAGTTCATATGGTAGTTTAGATGAAACATTTTTTTGTGTTAGTACATCGGGTAGTTTCTTTAATTCAAAAAGACTTTTATGGTTATATACAACACTTGTCTATATAGTAATCGTTGGTGTTAGAGAATGGACACGGAAGGTAGAATATGCGGGTACAACAGCAGAGGAAAGAAAAGAAGAATTTAAAGATTTTATGTTGTATATCGTAATTTGCTTATCAACATTTATATTTGCTGGAGCATACATAAGACGTAAATTTAATACAGGTGGTCAGAAAGGAGGTGGTGAGGGTGCTTTTAAAGGGACTGTTTCAAAGATAAGTTCGACAAGTTTTGGAACATTATCATTATACACGGGTATATTAATAATACTGATTAATGTAATCAGTAATTCTTATCAGTATTTAAAAAATAAAAGACAAAATGTAAAGGATAAATTATTAAGAGCAATCTATTTCTCTCAAATATCAACAATGTTTATCTTCCTTATTTCATCATTCTTTATTGCTGGTTTCGGGTGTTCCTCCCTTCAATCATCCTCTGGTAAAAATATTTTCATAGCACTCATAAAATGGAGTATCGTTATCGCTGGTAGTATTTTGGGTATACATATGATTAATATTGCTACAGATGGAGAAAATTGGTTTGGAGATCCTAAAGGGGTCGAACCATCTGACGAAAGTGAAGAACCATCGGGTGAAGAAACAGTTGATGGTGAAGTACAACTGTAAAATTTGAAGTAGATATTTAAAAAAATCAATATAATATAATATAAATGAAATTTGCCATCCATGGTCCAATGTGTTCGGGAAAAACAACTATTTCAGATATAATAAAGAAACACAATCAAAATTATAAAACATATTCTTTTGGTGGAAAGGTAAAAGATATTGCGGGAGATCTATTTAAAATGGAAGGTAAAGATAGAACATTACTAATTAATGTTGCTAGTAAAATGAGGGAAATCGATCCAGATGTGTGGGCAAAATATGTGATTAGTGAAATCGAAAAAGATAAGAAACAGGATTGTATTATCGATGACCTCCGATTTCAAAATGAAGCAGATTATTTAGAAGATTGGACATTTATTTCGTTAATAACACCAAAAGATGTAAGGATTAAAAGGATAACTGAATTATATCCAGATAATTATGAGGATCATATTAAAAATATGGAACATGTATCTGAAACTGGAGAACTTGTCTTTCCAGGTAATGTTATTCACATCGATACATCAATACCTTTTGAAAGTCTTGAACAAGTCATTATTCATTTAATGAGTTAAATAATTTTTTAATATTTCTTTTTTAAAATAATGAGTAATATAATTAATTGGTTAAATGGAGGAATCTCAAAATATTCAGACATTACAAATAGAGAATATATTACAAATATATTCAATATATTGAATAAATGGTTACAGCAAAATGATAAATTATATTTAAAATATAGTCCTGAAGATATACTCAAAAATTTCTACATATTCATTTACAATAAACATTTTTTCGTAAATGAATCTTGTGAAATGATAGATATGTATTTTACATCTGATATTATAGATTTATATTTCGAGATAAATAATAAATATGGGACAACCTTACTTGATGAAAGAAGTATTACATCAGATGATTTATTAATCTTCTTAAATCATATAGCATATTTTTATGAATGTGATATTTTAAATGATGATGAAGAGTTTATGGATCCCGATGAAATTATAATGTAATCTATTATTATATAATGTCAAGTATTTTTTCTTCTTTTTTTCAAATAGCAGGTGCGAAATCATTTTCTGATTTTTTAAAGGGAGATGATAAAAAAGAAAATAAGCGTAAAAAAAGTAGGTCCTTAAGAAAAACAGTTGCCCAAAGAAAATCACGGAGGAAAGGTGTGAGGAGAACAGCACGTAGAACAGCACGTAGAACAGAGCGGAGAACAGCGCGTCGGTCTTCTCGTAGAACAGCGCGTAAAACAGCTCGTCGGTCTTCTCGTAGAACAGCGCGTAAAACAGCGCGTCGGTCTTCCCGTAGAACAGCGCGTAAAACAGCGCGTCGGTCTTCTCGTAGAACAGCGCGGAGAACAGCGCGGAGAACAACAAAATTCATTAAAGCGAGAAATTTAACAAAAAGAAAACGTAAGGGTGTTCCCGGAAAATATGAATGTGTCGCATGTGATAAAAGTGAAAAAGCATATTATACAGGGAAAGAACCAAGTCCTAAAGGATTAGGTTATTGTGCTAGATGTACACCTCTTAATGTAATGATGAAAGGGAAAGATGGTAATCTATGGGAAAATAAAAAGTATTCGAAGGGGAAACGTTGGGTCCGTGTTTAATCTTTCTTTATGTAAAATAAACAATATGGACTTTGTGATAAAACATTTTCGAATGTAGTATCTGTAACATGTGTATCATTATGAACCCTCCATTTTTTTTGTTTATAGTCCTTACACATCGCATAATAATGACCACCATGTAATCCACCCCCATGGATACATATTCCTGACAAAGTGTATAATAGATTCCCGTTATTAATACAATAATCATTCATATTTAATTCTTCAGGAAAATCGATATGTTTTTCTATTTTTTTGTTTACTCTGAATGTTTTAATTGAAAAAATTAAAACATCGGATAAATTCCAAAATTTAATTTCTTTTTTAGGTTGAACTTTACACTTACATTTATCGCATGTCCATTTATTTTCAATATCAAGTGTTTCTTTATCTGTAAATTCATTTAAGCAATCATAAATACTTGTATAATTATCTTTGAGCGTTAATGTTATACTCATGATCGGTTCGTGATTTGATGTATAATAACCACATTCAGGGCATGTTGTTAATGTTAATAATTGTGAGTAGAATTTTACAATAATATAAGAATAACTATTTTCGAAAAAGTTCCTCCATGTCTCTATACTTTTAAGTTTGAGTTTATCGTAATTATTTTTTGGGGTTCCAGTAATGGATATATTGACTACTCTTTTAATTGATTCATGAAGGAAATCCATATATGTATTTAAAAAATCATTTGTGTCATTTTGTTGAAATGATTCAAAATAAACATTGCTTTTACTACATTGTTTTATGAAACTTTGTAATACTCCTTTTGTAGAAACCACTTTATTTTCTTCCTCCCATACAGCATGTTGTAAATTCAATAATTGTTTCATAACTGAAACATCGGATTTACTACTTCTTTTTTTAATATCCTTTATAAAATCATTACAGTCTAAGTTTAATTGTGGTAAATGACATAAACATTGTAAAGCAGCATTCATATAACATGTATTACCTAGGTTTGTAAACCCTTTACTCATTTTATATAATTTATATAAGAAAGTTTTAAATAAAATAAAAATATATTTATACAATATAAATGGCGGAAGAAGAACAAACACTTGATTTAACAACTATTGGAAATGGTGAAGAAAGCAATGTAGAAGGTAATGTGGAGGAAAATAATGAAGAAGCGGAGAGAGTTGCTGCTGAAGAAGCTGCGGCAGCGCAGGCGGAAGCGGAGAGAGTTGCTGCTGAAGAGGCTGCCGCAGCGCAGGCGGAAGCGGAGAGAGTTGCTGCTGAAGAGGCTGCCGCAGCGCAGGCGGAAGCGGAGAGAGTTGCTGCTGAAGAAGCTGCCGCAGCGCAGGCGGAGGGAGTTGCTGCTGAAGAATCTTCTCAGACTGAAGATGAAGGTGTTCTCACACACAGTAGAGTCGCCTTAATAAAGCATCAAGGGGCACAAATTTATGATAGAGATAAAAAAGTTATATTGGAAAATGTATCAAGTGAAGGGTTATTTCAGATAAATAATGCACCAACAGAAGGGAGAAAAATAAATTTAATGAGAAAATTTATAAATAACTCCATGGTTGGAAAATAAATATATTCTAAAATTTTTCTTTTAGATTTTTAAAAAGTTTTATATTTAAAAATAAATTAAATGTAAAATATCCTTTAGTTCGAATAAGCGAGACCACCCATACCCGACATGATGCGGAGGACGTTGTAGTTAACTGCGAAAACATCACGTGCTTCGGCAGGACCAGTTAGTTGAGCGTTATCAATACGAGAGAAGTTGCATGTCCCTGATGGTTGGTGTTCTTCAGGTTTGAGGGCAAACGAGTAAACAGCAATACCATCTCCCGAACCACCAACGTTTGGTGATCCTATGGTGGATCCTAAATCACCAGGACCAGTGTGGTGCATGTATACCTGCTGCTTGGTGAAATAATTAAGGGGACGTGCCGAAAAACGATCATGACCATTTAACTTAAGTTGATAGTCTCCGGCTGTTAAATCTTGATGGAGACCTTTATATAGATCATTGCCGTTGGCCGCATCAACCGTATCAAAACCACGTGTCCATACTAATTCTTTGACGGGGTGGTTGAAATTTAATTCGGTGCTGGCTCCACTCGCTGAACCAGCTTGGAACTGGACCTGTTCAATAAGGTATTCGTGCGATACTTGAGCAAAGCGTCTGCGTTCATCCGTGTCTAGGTAGATGTAGTCAGCCCATAGTTTGGTGGTGTTGGTGGCGGGCATGTGGGAAGAGAATGATGTAACAATCTTGACTTCGTGGTACTGAAGTGCGATTAAAGGAAGAGCAAGTCCAGGGTTTCTACAGAACCAGAACTGAAGGGGGACCTTTGCGTTAAAAGGAATAAGCTTCGTTTCAGCGCCACCACCCTCGGTTGCGGACCCTGTGACAGCCGCAGTACCTATAGCAGTTAATTCTTGGAAAAGAGTTCCAGATGTTCCGGCGGAGACTGTATTGTGGGTTCCTGCGGCACCTAGAACTCTTGATTCATTTTTCTGAGTTAAAGAAGACCATACATGCATCCACTGACCAGTTTGACGGTCAATTCTCTGACCACCTACTTCAACTTCTACATTATCAAATACAAGAGCACCTGGGTTTCCGTAGTAGTTATCGGTAGTGCCCGGAGTCGTCCCAGCAGCACAAGTTAAATTCCCCGCAACTTCGTAGAAAAGTCTGTAGACTAAGTCACCGTTGCGCGAAATCGTCGAAGTTACACGAGAACCAGAACCAACAGAACCGTTAATGGTCTGTTCAATGGATTCCATTGAGAAGTTAGTGTGTCTGCGGTAGACAACTTTAAAGAAAGTGATTTGAGGGTTACCAGTAAGGTAGATATCCTGGGCTCCGTAAGCGACAAGTTGCATTAATCCTCCTCCCATATTATTTATACTTTATACTTAGAAAAAAATATAAAGAAAAATAAATAAAAACAAAATATAAAACTAACTTAAAAAATATAAATATTTACAATTTAATGGTATCCTCTAAAGCTTTAGTTCGAGTAAGCAAGACCACCCATACCCGACATGATGCGGAGGACGTTGTAGTTGACTGCGAAAACATCACGGGAGTCACTTGGACCAACTAGTTGGGCGTTGTCAATGCGGGAGAAGTTGCATGTTCCAGATGGTTGATGTTCTTCAGGTTTAAGGGCAAACGAGTAAACAGCAATAGCATCCGAAGATCCACCTACGCCCGCGGTCGTCCCAATGGATCCAGGACCAGTGTGGTGCATCCAGACCTGTTGCTTGGTGAAATAATTAAGGGGGCGCTCCGACATGCGGTCGTGACCGTTTAACTTAAGTTGATAATTACCTGACACGAGTTCCGGCTGTACACCGGACCCCCATCCACCAGTCCATACTAATTCTTTGACGGGGTGATTGAAGTTTAGTTCAGTGGATGTGTTGACCGCTCCGCCAGCCTGGAACTGAACCTGTTCAATAAGGTATTCGTGCGATACTTGAGCAAAGCGTCTGCGTTCATCCGTGTCTAGGTAGATGTAGTCGGCCCATAGTTTGGCGTAGTCCGCGGCGCCGCTAGTCATTAAAGAAGAGAAAGTAGTGACAACTTTAACCTCGTGGTACTGAAGGGCGATTAAAGGAAGGGCAAGACCTGGGTTTCTGCAGAACCAGAACTGAAGTGGAACTTTAATGTCAAGGGGTGTCTTGTCGGTGGCCTCGCCGGTAGCGATGGTACCTCCCATAGCCGTTAATTCCTGAAATAGAGTTCCACCCTGAGTGAGCGTGTCATCAGTCCCGCCGCCGGTGGCCCCCGCCACGCCGGAGACAATTCTGGCACTGTTTTCTTCGGTTAAGGAAGCCCATGTGTGTAACCACTGACCAGTTTGACGGTCAATTCTTTGACCGCCGATTTCAATTTCAATATTATCAAAAACACCGGCACCTGTATTAGCGAGGGGGGTGCCGGCGACCATGACGGGGGTGGCCTTGATTTCATAGAAAAGTCTGTAGACGAGGTCACCATTGCGCGAAATCGTCGAGGTTACACGAGAACCGGAACCAACGTTCCCGTTGACGGTCTGTTCAATGGATTCCATTGAGAAGTTAGTGTGTCTGCGGTAGACAACTTTAAAGAAAGTGATTTG